ACAGATAATAAATATCCATCGATGAAGATTTCTTGGAAACCATAAGCAACAGAAGCCTCTTTAGACTTTTCGCCTTGTCCATAAACGAAAGCACCAGCTGGGTAAGCAGCGAAGATACCATCAGAGAAATCTTGTCTTTGGAAGATATCAGTTAACCAAGCAGATTGCTTAGCACAACCATTAACGTCCATGATACGAGTAATCTCATGTAATTTAGCGATATCTAATGTACCCGGAGTGTAACCAACAGTTTCACCGTCAGCAACAACTTTAGGAATGATACCTACTGAACCTTGAGAGTTAGAATCAATTGCGCTGTTATTTTGTAAATTACCACGCATTAATTTTGCTTCTACGTTGTTTTTGAAACGAACAAGAGTCTTATACATACCTTTGTAAGTAAACGCAGTAACGCCATTTTGAGCCATATCTGGAGATACAGGGAACTCATAATATGTTTCAGCCATTTGCGCTAAGTCAGTGTTAGACCAACCATCACGAATTTCTGTTACATAGTTATCATATCTTTCGTCCAATTGGATTAAAGGATTGATAGCTTGAGAAGCCTCACCAGCATCTGCGTCACCACCAAATAATAAAACCTCACCAGCTAATAATGAACCAGAACCAGCTGATTGGAAACCTTGAGAAGTTTGCTTAGGAGCAACTACAAAAGTGAATGCATTAGGAACAGAATCATCGATACTTACGATAACACCCTCAATGTTTGAAGATGCAACACGCAAAGTTTCATTAACTCTTAAAGGAGATTGAGTACCATTGTTATAGTAAGCTTCTTGTCCTAAAGTTAATGTAACAGAAGCGCCAGCTGCAGCAGCAACTGTGCTATTGTTTGTAACACCCGGCATTAATTTACCGCGGTTTTCAAACCAGAAGTAGTTTAAGTTTTTAACTTCTTCCATGCCGCTATGAGCAGCTAACCACCATGTAAAATCTTCATTGCCATACTTTTGAGTGTATTGCTTGTAGTACTGTGGAGTTAATAATTGTAGGTCAACCATAAGTTGCCTATTCTGGGTTTGCAACGAGATTGAACCCGGCTGCAAAATATTTGAGGTAGGTATTCCTGCCATGATATTTAGTTTTTATTTTTTTGTGCCTCCTCCAAAGGCAAATATCAAGTTACGAACTAAAAGCCCATTCTGCCATTCTTAGCCTTTCAGCTTCGGTGCCATTCAGGTCTGGTTTCGCTCCTTGAGGAGTGGGGCTTTGGTTGATATTTATATTCCCGTTTTTCTTTAAATGAGCTAACAATCTTTGAGATGCTGCTTCATTTGCTATTTTTGAGAAGATTTTTTCACGATTCTCAAGCAGATATTTATCTGCCATTATTTGTTGAACTTTTGGCTTACCATCCTCGGAGAACCATCTATTCTCAAAATATGAGTCACTATCAAAATCCGTCAAATCATTCTTCATTGCCAATCTTTCGTCTTCAGCTACATTAAATGAAATCGGTATTTCAACATCCTCGTCTTTTACCGAAACATTAAATCCACTAAAGGATTGGAAATCAGAATCAAGTGTTTTTTCATAAATCGACCTTGCTTGTTGCATAATCTCAAATTCCTCTTGAGATTCAGCTTCTCTTCCAGCCTCATTATAAATATCAGGTAACTTTATTTCACTTTTTAATTTTTCCAGCTCTGGCCTAATCACTTTCGCTTCAATCATCAACTTTCGTTCTGCGTAATCTACTTGCGATTGCCATGTTTTTACTTTCCCAGCATAATCCTCATCGGATTCATCATAACCTTGTTCAGGCTTTAAAGGTACGAAATGTTGGTCATAAAACAAAAGCTCAACATCATCTGCTGATAAGTCTTTGTATTTATTCTTAATATTCGTTTTAACAATTTCAGCAGCCAAGTCTGGCGTTAATTCTGAACTCGTTAATTTTTCTAACCTTTTTTGCTGATTTAAGATTTCATAAACATCATCAGCTTTGCCTTCTTTAATGGCATCGAATAACGACTTGCTTACATCATCTTTAAATTCAAAACTTGGTTGTTCTTTAAGTTTCTTAAACTCTTGTTCAGCTTGCTCTACACTATCATAACCAAATCTTTCTTTAACAAATTGATTTGAGTCAAATGATTGAGTAGATGCTGCTTGTTCCTCTACTTTTGTTTCCTCTTGTTGAGGAGTAGCTGCTTGCGCTGGCTCATTTGTTGCAGTAGGGGCTACTTCTACTTGCTGTTGCACTTGTGGTGCATTTTCATCCGAAAACGGATTGTAACCTTCTGCCAGCGTAATTGGCGCTGACATGTCTGTATTATCTGGCATAAATGCTTATTTGGTTTCTATTTTATTAGTCTATAACTATAGTACCATTATTATTAATGGTAATTACATAATCAACTGTTGTATCGGTTAACAAATGTACGCCATACCAATTTGTTCCGTCACCATAAATTGGCTGCTTTGACTTACTGCTACTAAATAATTTATTAGCAGTAGTTAGGGTGGATGTTGTGGCGTAAACTATTTGTGTCCCTTGTGATGTTGCGACATTAAATGCTTCGCTTGCTGTTGGATATGTATTTTTTGATAATACATATGCTATTAAATTTGCCATTTTTTATCTTTTTTTAAATATTAAGGTGCTGCTGTTGTCGTTGTCGTTGTCGTTGTATTACCTTGTAATAACAAATATTTACCAATAATACCAAATTCAACAATACCAGCTGCTGCAATAGATGCAATATCTGTTTTGGTTGTTAAATTAACTCCCAAAACTGAAACCCAGTTAATTGGTACTTCTGGCGCAGGTGATAATTGCCCTGTAATAGAACCATCATCGTTGGTAGTGCTGAAACTAACTGTTCCAGATGTACCCACAAATTGTACTACCGCAGAATCCCATCCAGATAAATCTTGGTAAAAATTATTATTAGCATTAAAAGAATCTGTTGCATCTACAACTGTGCTAATTTTTGAACTAAATTTTTGTAGTCTTATTAAAAGTTTACTTACCGTTGCCATTTTATTTATTTTTTATGTTATTTTATTGTTGTTGCATTTGCTGTTGTTCCATCATCATTTGCTGTTCTTCAGGTGAACCTTGACCTTGCTGTTGCATCATTTGTTGCTGAGCTTCCATTTCTTGCTGTTGGATAGCTTGTTCCATTTGTTGATTATCCATCATTAATGGCATTTCAACATTTTGTAACATTTCAGCTATCAAAGGCTTTAATTCTGTTGGCATTGGAATACTAGCTTTAGCTAAATCAAACATACCTTGTATTATAATTTCTCTTTGTCTTGCTTGTGTTTGTTTGTCTAATAAAGCCGCATCGCCCTGAGCTTTAGCTTGCATGCTTGATTGTTGAATCTGTGCGTTTTGCTCGCTATTAACTTGTGCTTTTTCTTGCTCTGTTTTTATATATCTTTTTTGAGCTTGTCTGAAATATAGTTCAGCTAATGCCACATTCTCTTTTGCAATTCTCATTGCTTTAAAAGGGTCTAAATATATAATCAATTGAGGGTTTGATGCAATAGCATTATTCATCATTGCTTGCAAATTTGCTATCTCCATTTCTGTCGGTAACATTTTAATTGTAGCAACAAAATTTCTATCCTTAACATCTTCTTGTTTTAATAAATCTCTATATTTTTTAGAGCCGTATGTTACGCTTTTATTCAATAAACAAGCTATTTTTTTACAGCTTTCTTCCATTACATAAATATATGCGTCATACATATATTCGGTTGCATTATTAGCTAAAACTCTTGATGCTTCAATATTTGATGCAGCAACTCTTGGCTGTGCGGCTTGATTCATTAAATTAGGGTCTTCCCCTAGCTCATCTTTCAATACTTGATAATGAAATTGGTATAATTGAATTAAAGCTTGTAATTGAGGAGCAAATCCTGTATTAGCTAATTCTGTAATTGGCACTGGTATTCTATTACCCTCAGCATCTCTACCACGATAATAAAGCTTACCTGTTTGTTCCCATATTTTTTGAACTTCTAGTGGTTTAACAGAATCACCTAATCCTAAATCAAGCTCTTGCAATGCGTCAACATCGATTGAAGCACCAGCTGGCACCATCTTGGCTACCATTTGTTGTATCTTCAATCTAGCTAAAATCATTTGCTCAATAGGCTCTTCTATTTTTTCAGGTACAGCCACATTACGCATATCGTATGGGTCATACATATAAAAACTATATGAAAATTCTGCGTTCCCAATTTCTTTTGGGTCTTGAGGGCGAATCATATTTTTCTTGATTCCCCAATGAATCATCTTTTGTGTGACTGGACAATATACACCTTCGTAAATATTCCATTTCTTTTCTTCTAAATATTCTTGATTTTCATCAATTTTTTCAGGCTTACCTTTTCTTATAATAGTGCTACCGTTCTTTTTAGTTTTGGTAACAGTATATCCATCAGAATCTAATGTTTTAATTTCAAATTTCATCAAATCAATGTTCCATTCATCATAAGGTCTTAACCAAGAAACATTCCAATCTTGCATCCATTTAATCTTATCTGTTAATTGGTATTCCTTACATGACTGAGCTAACATAAATATATCTTCTTCAGATAATGTACCGCCTGCTGCAATGCTATATCTAGCTCTTATTTCACTTATTTTCATAGACAAAATATGTCCACGATATGTTGTATCTCTAAAATCAGGAAAATCAGAATATGAGTAAATTGCATTTTCTGGACGAATCCATTGAACATGAACTTCTCCTTCTTCATCCATCCAAGTATATGTACACACTAATCCAACTTCTGCTGAATCATGTAATAATCTTTGTTTTAAAACATCGTTCCAACCATTAGCTTCTAATACATTATTGCAACCGATGCTATATTGGATTTCTTCAGGTAAATGATTAAATTGTAAAATCCATTGGTCTAATTCATCTTTATCTTCAGCTACAAATTGGTCTTGTGGAATAATTTGAACACCAGATTCTTGTTGTAATTGAGAAAGCACTTCTTTATTTTGATAAACAAATTCTGCTTCATCGGCTGCATCTTTTTTTAACATTGCTGATGCACTATCTGTAGCAGTAACTGTAACTTTTTCATTTCTACTCATCCATGAACCAACCAATCTTGCAACAATTGTATTACCAATAATAATTGATTTCCAATTAATATTTACAAAGTTAGCTTTACTATTCATTTCCAAACGGTCCATAAACACACTCATGTCTATTTTACCATTTGCAATTTGTCTATTTTTTCTAAATCTATTATTTCTTAACCAAAAATAAGTTTGGTTACCGTATATTGTAGAGTAGATGCTTTGCGCAACATTTTTACCGTACATGTAATCTTTCTTAGAAGATACATCGGTAGTAATTTGAAACTTTTTTAAAGCTTCTCCATTACTATTTGCTGCTGATATTGATAAAGGACTATCTGCCAATTGAGTGTATTTTGTGTCAAATATACTAAATATTAAGAATTTAGTAAAATTTTAATTAATTAAACACAGGAACATAGCTTTTTACAAGCGCTTCTCTCTTGATTTGTTTTTGGACCGGCTCCATTAAACAAACAATTAACATCAAAAAAGAAACGGTAATATCAAAGTCAGTTCTATTGTTTGGGTCGAATTTTTTTGCATCTTCTAACAAATTTTCAAAATCTATTGAATCAATATGTGATTCAAAATACATAATACCCACATCGGTTTGTTTAGTCAAGCTAAATGGCGTAGTAGGAAAGCCTTTATGCCTGTCAGCTGTTTCTCTTTTTGCAGGGTCAATAGTTGAAAGTGGGTATGAACCAAGATAGCCCACCCTTCCCCTATCTCTAAAATAGGATAGATAATCATCACTATTATGCTCATACCAAGCTTGATAACCATAAAATTCAGCTGCTAAAAGCACTTGTTCATGTAAGGTTTCTTTGATTTGTGGCCTTCCGTAAAGATGACCTATGGCTTTCCCAGTATGTTCTGGATTTAATAAATCGTATCTTCTTCCTATCCATGCCGATGCTTTTGAACCATATTTACCACCCTGACTATTACTATAACCATCAATTGCTATTGCGCCATCAGATACCCTAGCTGGCTTTTTAGTTTTTACATCGTAAGTATGCTTGTTTTCTTCGCCTGCTTGTGGGAACTGAGTTATAACCCAATGGAAATCCTCTTCTTTATCATTTATCTCTCGCCACCTAACTACTTGGTCAATATCTCTATAAAATATTACATGACGCTTGAGTTTAGGATTTTCTTTTAAATAAGACTCTCTTGCCCCAATATTCATTACATTAAAAATACACTTATCTGAATCTGTACTAAAAGCTTCGTCTATGGTAAGAGGCTCTTTTCTAATACGAGCAGATAATGCTCTTTGATTATTTTTTACTGTGTCCCTGTCGGCTAAAATTTGAGCCAAAGTTTTTTCTTCATCTGGATGCCCAAAATCGTCAAAATTTCTTGTACGCTTTGCAGACATGAAGAATCGATAAAGACCGCTAGAAGTAGTTCCATTATCTTGTCGTTTTTCTTGATTACTTTCTTCCCATAATAATTTAAAGGCATCTTGAACACCATCTTTTTCAGTTGTAAGTTTCTCTACTGTGGTGGTATATAATGCTTTACCAATAATTTGCCCCTCATCATCTAACAAACAATAACGCACAACCTCATGTCTGTCATATACATTAACCTCTGTGGTTTTACCGCACTCGTCTGCTACATATCTATGGAGTTTTTGTCCATCATAGGCAACAGTATCTGCTGACTGATGGTCAATAACTGAACCCAATTCATCTTTGTCTACATTTTCCTCTGCCTTCTTACCCCTTACGTTTGTCTTTTGGAATCTCATTTCAGACTTTGGATTTACCCCCAAAGACATATCATATTCTGGCCTAAAAAACTTAGGTAGTCGTCTAAATGGATTAACTACCGTCTTGGCAAAGAATTTTTTAGCATCAGAGCCTGTTTTAGACTGAATACCGCCGTTTGTCATCTTTGTCCTTGTAGTATATTCAGTTACAAATAAACCAGCCACAAATGACTTACCAAACCTTCTTTTGGTTACCTCAAGCATCCCCATACATAATGGGTCCTGAATACAATATTCCATAAAATAGAACTTCTCTAAATCTGGCATCCTAAACTTTGGATAACCAATATCAATTGACCACCATTGCAGGTATAAATAGTGTAACCCAGTCAAATAAGTAGGCACCCCATTATTCATGTACCAAAATCCATTCAATCTTCTATCCCATTCTTGTCTTTTAAACTCCTCTAATCTTTCATCGTAAAATTCAAGCTCATCGTCTTTTTTCTTTTTATCGAACTCATCCCATTTCTTCATTGTGTCAGCATACCAACTCGGCATCGGTATTCTTTTCCAATATTGTTCGCTTATATTTTTATCTCTCTCATAAATACCTCTAAATTCTAATTGTTTGGTAATTATATTATAAACATAGCCATCTGGAGGAAGATTACACTTCAATCCTTGGATATCTATAATAGTTCCACCTTCAATTTTTTCGTACATAATTATATTCTTTTACCAGCCAACTCGCCAACGGCATCAGCCATATTCTCTGGAGAAAATGGTTTTTTATTAACTTGAACTACCTCTTTTTTATCAGTTACTTCTTGATTTATTCCAGCTAATACTTCTAATGCCTTTATTGAAGCAGAAATTGTTCCTGCATCCACCCATATTTTTTGCAATCTCTCAAAAGTCTTAATCTTAGGGTCATCAATATCAATAGCTGTAAGACTAGTTTTATTCAATAACTCAGCCATCTCATTAGCCTTTCTATTTAAGGCATGATATAGCTTACCAATACCATCTTGCTCGTAATAAGCATTTCTGCCTTGTAAATAGGCAATTTGCTTTTCTAAATCCTTTATTTTATCTAATTCTACAGACATTCTAATTCTTTTAATTGTTTTGCATCTGATTTGCTATACCCCACCCATAAATCACCACTCTCAACCAATGCTGTCATATTATCGTTTATGGCTATAATCTCATTTCTATCGTTACCGTCTGGATAATATCTTAATCTAATAATTCTTCCTTCTGTACCATCGTTATTTTGATATATAATCTCATAATCACTTGAAATTACGGTATTAACTGCTCTACCCTTCAACTCACCGCTAGTTATGTATAGTTTATTATTCATTACTTCTGGCTCAATGCCCTCAAGCATCCCGTTATATGGTTTAAATATTCTTAGTGCTGTAACAAAATTATTTAAAGCGTTCCATATGGAACCTTTTGTTTCTCTCCACATAAAACATTCTTCAATTGGTATTGAGAAATATTGAATATCTGAAGAAGCTTCAGTAGTAGGTCTTTGATAATTAAAAATCTTATAAGTATCATGAGTAGCATTATGATGGATAAGAATTTCAGCCCCAGTAGGTATGTCTTTAGCATCGACAACTTCCGCATTAACTGGTTTAACATATCGCATATTAAAATTGTCATATACTCTTTCTAATTTAATTTTTGTACCATCTTTAAATGTATGACTATTTTTACTTTCTAAATCAACCTTAATAATTACTCTATTGCTTGGAGCTTTCAATTTCATAGTTTAATTAATTTAATACAAATGTAGTGCTAATTTAATTAATTTAATATTTTTTCAAAAATAAATTCCTAATAATTGCTTATATTTGTTGAAACAATTTTAAAACAAAAAATAAAAACCAAAAAAAATGGCAAATCACTTATCGGTTTATGTTTATCGTAGAAATCAATACGATTTAAACAACCCAAATGGCACACCTGCGACATCTGGTGTATTATTCTCACTACCTACGGTTGGCTTACAAGTACAACCTACCACAGTAGTAGCAAATGGAGTACAAATGAATTCATTAATTCTTATGTACCCTAGTGGTCTTAATCAACCAGCTGAAAAATTATATAGTGCTGCAACAGTTGCACAGATAATTACAGCTATTAATGGTGGTGGTATTGTTACAACTACAACTACTACAGCAGCACCAACCACAACAACTACGACTGCAGCTCCAACTACAACAACAACAACTGCAGCACCTTAATTTAAAAAACAATTAAAAAAATAAAAAAATGGCAACAATAGTATCAATTACAGCATATCAAAGAAACCAATATGCTTTATTAAACTCTAACGGAACTCCAGCAACATCTGGCATTTCTTACGGATTCCCAGTAACTACATTTGCAGCTTACCCAGCTCCTGCTAATTTTGTAGCTAACGGAGTAACTATGAATTCAATAGTCGAAGTAGCACCTACTGGTTTAAACCAACTACCCGTATTATTTTATACGACTTCTACTGTAGCACAGATTAATTCTGCAGCAAACGCTTAATGAATTAGCCCCTCTTTTAATTTTGAGGGGCTTTTTTATTTTCTTTATGTACTGTTTTTAGGTTTTTGTAGATTCTTTCAGAGTCTTCAATTTTACCATTAGCTGCGGCAATAGCAATTGCTAGTCTTCTTAATTTTTTTGCGGCTTTATTATTCATATATTTTTTTTATCTGCCTTGCCCCCTGTATTGTTTTGGACGGGGTGAATGTTTGTTATAAGATTTTTTAGCTCTCCCTGATTTTTTTGTTCCAAATGTTACCTTGGATGAATTTGTAAGTTTTGCCATTATTGTTTGTTTTTAAAATATTCTTTATCTAATTCCCCGCCGTCCATTTTATTGGGGTAAACAAGTATGTCGTAATCGTAAAAGTTCCGCACCATGTTGGTGTGCAATAATACGATTTTCCAAACAATGAAAAATTATTTTCCATAACATCGTTATTTTTTTATAGGTATTAATGATTCTCCATTACTAGGATTACCGTATATTTTAATATCATTTTGGTCTACAGTTCTTACATCGCCAGAATTATATAATTTAATTATAAATTGAGGATTAGAGTGTATAGAACCAGCAATCATAAAAATTGCTACGCCATACCCTAATGGGGTTTCTACATCAAAAGGATTTAATATTTCATGAATTGTTTGTACTATCATTAAATTTGGTTTTCATCTGATTTACTAGATAATAATTGTAAACTTGTAACCCTAGCGTGAAGCTGCGCCACTGTTTCCTTTGTTTTATCATTAAGATATGTTTTTGCCTCTGGTTTTCCTTCCATGTAAATCAAAGTACCCTTTTTAAGATAGTTAGCTATATTGGTTTTATCAGTCCAGTAAGCGCAAGAAACCCAAGTTGTTTTATCTACCTCTTGTCCTTGTTGGTTTTTAAACTTTTCGCTGTAAGCCATTGAAAAATTAATTACTGTTTTTTCATTTACATTGTTTACTGTTGCATCTTGTCCTAATCTGCCGATTACTGAAATTCTAATCATTGTGTTTTGTTTTATTATTAAAAATTAATTTCTGTTCCATTATCATCTTTGTAAGGTGTCCAATTATTAAATGTTTTTTGTACTGATGCATCGGGTCTTAAAATTATATTTTTATCATTTATAATTTTTTGTAATGAATCCAATCCATTAAATAAAAATCTTCTAGTTTGAAAATACATTTGAAATAATATAAATCCTTTCTTACCAACAATTTTTTGTCTTCTAATCTTTTTACTATGAAATTCACAAGACGGATTGCTTGGGTCTGTTTGAGCAAAGGGTCTATGATATACAAGGATATTATCAAGTTTATTATTCCACATTGCACCATCAGTTAAATCAAACACATCGGGGCAAGGATAGTTACCATCAGAGGCTTTTACCATTTTAACAGGGTGAGCAATTATCCAAAAGAAAATATTGTTTATCTGCGCAAATCTTGAGAATACAGACAATACCCATTCAAGATATTTATCACTTCTTGAAAACTTTTGATATTCGTTTGTCAACTGGTTGAAAGGGTCAATATCTACGCCATCAACATTCTCTTTCACAATTAACTCTAAGAATACTTCCATCACATATTGTGGAGTAGGCGAAACATCTTTAGGATAAACATAAAATATATGCTTGCATACTAAATCGTAAACATATTCATAAACTTGTTTAGATGGTCTATGGGGATTTGCCGGACTACAATCACATCCTAAAATAATCTCTACAAAATCATGATAGTATTCTTCTGGTGGGTTATCTTCTGGTGAAAATGTAGCAAACTTTTCTCCGTACAACATTATGCGCATAGCTTGATACCATTTTTTAAATGAAGATTTACCATAGTTACCAATACCAGTAAGAACTGTAATCTCTCCTCTCTTTGGTTTAAACTTGTCATCCAAATCGGGTACTCCAATACCATCTACTTTAGCATACCCTTCATCATAAATTCTTAAAGCTTGTTCTTTTACATCAATTCCGTAAATAACATCTTTCAATTTTAATCCTTCATCAAATACAGCTTTCTCTACCTCTATTTCCTTTCTAGAAACTTTATCAACTAATATTTCTTTATCAAATGATGCACTTCCAAAGTTTTTTGAATTTGCCTTATATGCAGAACGTATTGCCCTGTCTGCCTCACTCTTTGTAAACTCAGAATTTGTAATAAACTCTGTATGAATCATAGAATTTGCTGCAGTTTCATTTATACCAAAACGACAACAAGCTGATGCTAATTTAAATATAAAATTATTTCTTTCCCCCGTAACAAAAGCCTCATTTTTATTAGATAGCCAAGTCAAAACATTTTTAAATATCTTTTGGTCATCATCGTTTTTCTCGTAAACAACAACCTTTTCGGTTTTTTTAATCTTTTTGAAAACCTCAGCATTGTCGTTTATGTAAATTTCGGGGTCATAACTTTCGTAACAAACTCTACTTTGGTTAATTCCGCTTCGGTCAATCTCTGGAAATACTTCTTGTAATGCTTGGAAATGTTCTCTATGTTTTAACCCATTTGCTACTTTTACCAAAGCTTTTAATCCATTACCAGATGGGCTAATCCAACAAGCGTAAACAAATGGATGTGAAATAATCTCATTTTGTTTATCTCTAAGCTCAAATACATTGTCAAAATCTAAAACTATATACCCACTATGTGTAATTAATTGAGCATCAGTTCTATCAGGTCCAAATTTACCACTAAAACAAACGGAAGGAAGGTTTAGTTTAATTTTATTTGCTTTTTCTTTGTCAATTGTTTTTCTAATTTCAAATACAGTTGTTTTGCTTTTACCCTCTTGTATTCTTTTTAACGCAGCTTCAACAGAAATGTAATTTGGTTCTTTAGAAAAAATGTTTTTAAAAATTGTTATCATTATTCAGAAATTGGTTTAAAGGCGATTCTAGCGGTTTCTAATTCGTTTTGATACTTATTATCAATCTTAGGAAAAAGTGTCTTATTTGGCTTCCTAATGGCATCTACGACCCATCTACGGATAGTTAGGTAGTCTGATTTTGTTTTATAGGACTTTTCAAGCTTATACGAAGAAAGGTAATCATAACTTTTGTCAACTTCCTCTTTACCAAAATCTTTCAAAAGTTGTTCATGTTCTTTTTCAAGCAAAAAAATGTTATCCCTATATCCTATCTTTTTATTTACTTTACTTTTATTTACTTTACTTTGCGGCATTTCTGCCGCAGAAACTCCGTTGCATACGGTATTACTAATAACAAATTTACCGTTCAATCGTTGTTGTTTCTTACTATTATCCTTACTGCGACCTCTTTTTTCATACACTGGAATTAGTCTTTCATCAAGCGATTCTGAATTAATAAAGCCATTATTTAGGAATAACATTTCCAATTTGATACAGTAATCCACTACGTCCCGTATTTCTGTGGCAGAAACTCCAAAATCACCAGCCATTAATTCAAATTCTACATCTGAATATTCTAAAACATTAGCATCAATACCAGTTAAATACTCTAAGGTCATAGACCAAATAGCATAACCCATAATGCCAAACTTGGTACGAATTGCTTTTACCTTTCTATGGTTTCGCATATCCCTATCGTGTGGAAAATAATCACAGTAATTCTTTATTGGGCGAGCCATTAGAATTTATTTAATTGTTAACAAAATCGGTTTTCAACGCCTCGTTAATACGAGTTATTTCTGCATCGGTAAATAATAATTTACCCTGCATCTTTCTTGATAATTCCGATTCTGGTATCTTTGCGTTAAGTGATAACCACCTTTGTGTACGCCCATCTAAAGACTCTTTAATTCTTTCATGTAGTCTTAATTCAGTTTTGATTTCCATAAATTTGTTTTAATTGTTGGACGACAAATATATACTATTTTTTGTTTGACACAAATATTTTTAACTTTTTTTTAAAATTATTTTGCAGTTCAATTAATTTAATTAAATTTGCAAATGGAAAGATGGATAACCGAAGATGAAATAATGCACAGGATTAAAAATCATCCTGACTTAACAAAAGATGATAAAGAAGATTTTTACTTTGACATACAGATGTTATACATTGGTAAAAAAGGTCAAGAAAAATTAGATAAGCCAGTAATTAAAAATCAAGAAAGAAATAAAATAAAAAAATGTTCCCCTGCACTAATTGTGGATGTTGTTGTAAAAGAGTTGGATTAATAAAAAAATTTATTACACATGATGAGTTCCCGTTTGATGTTGATGAAAATGGAACTTGTAAAATGCTTGTAAATAACATGTGTAGTGTTTATAATGATAGACCAGATATTTGCAAAGTTGAAGAAATGGCTAAAAAGAATAATATACCAAAAGATATTTACTATAAAATGGCTATAGATGTTTGTAATAAAATAATGGATGAAGATAATATACCTTTAAAATTTAGAATACATGGCATATAACAGTACAATAATAACAAAGAAAAAACGTTGTGTTAATTGTGGCAATATTGATTATTGGTTTTCAAAGAAGATGTGTAAACAATGCGCTACCGTACATTCTACGCAAAAAAGAATGGAAGAATTTGAAGATGATACGGAAAGTTTTCAAAATCTTGTTCAAGACCTTGACCATGTATTTAGCCAATACATTAGAAATAGATATGCAGATAAAACAGGCGTTGTTGAATGTTATACTTGTGGTAAAAAACATACAATTGCAGAAATACAATGCGGTCATTTTATGGGTAGGTCAAATTTAAGCACTAGATGGATGGAACAAAATTGCAGACCGCAATGTATGGAATGTAATTACTTCAAAACTGGTAATATAGAAGAATTTGAATACAAATTACACGAAGAAAATAATGCTGTAGTTGATTATTTAAGAGAAACAGCTAGGCAAACAGCAAAACCTACAAAAGATTAGCTAAAAGGCTTAATTCTAGAATATAGAGCAAAGCTAAACTTGGTAAAAAAGAAATTTATCGCTCAAACATGAGCCAATTATCTATCATATTCGGCTCAAAGTTGCCTTATTGGGTAACTTTTATGATTAATAAAGTTTACTATTAGCGAACTTTTGTAACCAAATTGGTAACATAAAGGCAAAAAAAGGCCCTCAACGTAAAAACGTAAGGGCGATAACCAGTTAAACCTTAACTATGTCTTATGCAATGCAAATATACAAAAATTTAATTAAATTTATTTTTTTAATTAAATTAATTAAATTAATTTTGTTCCAAAACACACAACATGGCAAGAAGCATTTCCCCAGATTCAGTTTCCAGTAAGGTTGCTGATTTAACATTAGGCGAACATCTTAGGTTAGATAACCCATACACATCTGTAATGGTTATGGTATCAAATTTAAAGAAAAAAGACGCCCACAAAGACAAATTATTTAAGATTAAAGCTACTGACAACATTACTACTGTAACCAGAATAAAATAAACAAATATTATGCATATACAAACTATTAACTACACTAGAACTTTTAACTTAGGAAACTATTCTTCTGAAAAAATTGGCGTTGAATTTGCCCTTAATGAGGGTGAATCTGCTACCAAAGCTCTTGACTATGCAAGAGAACTTGTGGAAGAATATCACAAGCAAAATGTAATTAAATTAAAAGATTTAAACGAATTTTACCAAGAAGTTCCAGATGAAATTATTCCTACCCAATCTAAAAAATCTTTAGCTGAAAAAACAATAGAGTTTATAAATGCTTGCAAGACTAGAGATGAGTTAAGAGCTTGGGAATTAATGGCTAAAAATAATCCAGAGGTATTAGAATCTTATAACGCTAAACATAAATCTTTATAACTATGAATTGGAATGAAACACTAATCAGAGCAAGTTCTGTAGGGTATTTAATGACTGAGCCTGTAGCCAAAGCAGACAAAGAAGCTGGACTGCTTTCTAAGACTGCACAAAAGCATTTGCTAGATGTATATATTTCTGAAAAGTATAATAGGAGAAGAGATATTCAAACAAAGCAAATGAAAAAAGGTATTGAAGTAGAGCAAGAATCGATTGATTTATTGTCTATGTACTTAAAGAAACCTTTTGTTAAAAATACGGAAAGATTTTCAAATAAATACATAACAGGGTTACCAGATATTATTGATGACGGGATTATCGATATTAAATCTAGCTATGACCTATGGACATTCTTAGGTAATATCCCAGACAAACTTGATAATTTATACTATTGGCAAATGATGTCATATATGTGGCTTACAGGTAAAACCAAAGCTACTATTGCTTATTGCCTTGTAAATACACCTGATAATATAATCCAACAAGAGAAATATTACTTACTTAAAAAGCTAGATGTAATTTCAGAAGAAAGCCCAGAGTTTATAAGAGAAGCCATGAAGCTAGAATTAAACATGAAGTTTGATGATATAGCTATGGGAGAAAGAATACTAATGTATGAAGTTAGTAGAAACGAAGATGACATTTTACGCATTGAGCAAAAAGTAGAAAAAGCAAGAGAATTTTTACAAGATATTGAAAACACCCACAAAAACTTTAATAATGGCAAAATCTAAAAAAGAAAAACAATTAAACCTTCCGCAAGATGCACAGCCATTAGACGGATGCGATTTCTGTATGCAATTTGATTATGATGAACCCCATGTAATTGGCGCAAGCGAAGACTCTGATGGTGTAATGGAGTTGGTAATTAAAGCTTATTTAGACGCAGGTGTTACTTTTGTATGTCCTACAACACAAAAAAAATTAAGAATATATGCTAGACCATTATCAGATACTGGAAAGGCAATTCTAAATCAACAAAAGGAAGTTAAAAATTAACGAATGAAATACTCTTCAAGTTTTAGTCACGATTTAAACTTTGGAGAAAAGGCAGAAGATTGGCTTAATAATTTATTTAACAATGGTAAGCTTATCGAAGTAAAAAGCGATAGGCTTATACATAAAACTGGTAATTTATATATTGAATATAAATCTAGAAATAAACCAAGCGGATTAGCTACCACTACGGCTAACTATTGGATATACAGAATGGATGTTCTTGATGCTGCTATTTTATTACCAACCGAATCGTTAAAAAAAGTTTGTAGAGTATATTATAAAAACAATGAGTTTAAAATGAAAGGAGGAGATAACGATACTTCCGAAGGATTTTTAATACCACTAATAAGATTGCTAAACGATTTAGCATTATTAAAATAAACTAAGATTTTTTATGTGCATTTGCAAATTTTCTAGCAGCTTCAACGCTACCAAATCCCCAAGCTTTTAATGCTAATGCTTTCCTTGTTGGTTCACCATTAGGTTTTTTCATTGCTCCAAGCATACCAGCAAAACGAGCTGCAAAAGAAACTCTGCGAGGATTAACGCCAGACTTAACCGGAGCTTTTAGATTGCCACCAGTTTCAGAATTATACGATGCACGACCTTTAGCGTTTAAACCACCTTCAGGATTTTTACCTTCTTTACGTTGCCAAGCTCCAGCCATAACTATTTTTTTTCTTCTGATTTAATTTTCTTTTCTTGCTTTAACATTTCGGCAGTTGGTTTCTTACCACTTCCTTTGTTAGCACGAATGTTGTCCCATAAACCACGAGGTGAATATGAGCCATCTGCGCGCTTCATCATTTTTAGTTTACTTTTCATACCACTAAGATACTAATTTATTTCCAATTCTCAGACTTCCAAATAAGCAAATCTAGCCCTTTTAAGCCCTTTGGCGGCGTTTTCATGTTTTCATGAGGTATTGCTACCACTTTTGGATAATCTGCCGTTATTGAGCTATCTATGTCGTAAGGAGGCATATTCTTGAAAGGCGCTCCTCTTTTAACTTCTTTTGAACCATAATTGTCCATAAGATAATTTACTACTTGTTGAACAGATGTCAAATTCTGCTCTTTTTGAATCATATCCAACTTATATAAGTCAAATCTAACTCCAATTGGTTTGCTTTTTGCCATATAAATATTTTGTAGCTACAAAGATAGGATAAATTTACCAATGTAGCTACAATCCTATCCCCCTATATCCCCTTATATACCCATACCATACAGCATAGAAAAGTGCATGACCCAACCCACACCCGCGCCATCATTCAAGCCACCACCATGACCATAGCCCGAAGCCC